CATTAATTCAATGTTAAGAACCTGTACTTCTTCATTCAATCTATCTATTTCTTTTTTAAGTATAATAATTTTCTCGTTATACATTTCTATTACATCTTCAACGTGTAGTTCTTGATCAATCATATTAATGTTTAATTAGTTTAATATTATATTCTTCAGCAGGATTATAAAATTCAAATCCAAATCTTTCTTCTAATTCTTTTTCAAGATCTTTAGATTCTTCTAGAAGTTTTATTGTTTCAACTTTCATATTATAAATATTAATATGATCTTCAGGCGATAACATTAGGTAAATATCTTTATCTTTTTTATTCATTTTAGTTCTCCAGTTTTTTAATTGATAAAATTACGCCACGAGGGATTACAACGCAGTCGCCTACGTCTAAGCTGTCTGAATTAAAACTATATGTTGCAAAAGTTTTTACCCAATCCTTATTCTCTTCATAAAGATAACCTATTGTAGTACACATAGCAGGAACTAAGTCTTTTAAATCTTCCTCAGTATTCCATGCGTTGTCGCAGCTGTTTATATCCAGCCAACTTATAATAACTTTATCAAAGTTTATGGGTTTCATACCATGCCTCATAAAAGTCCACTGGAGTGATGCCAGTTAGTTTAGTTATTTGTTTCATAAAACGTGGATGTGGAATGCGTTGGCAATTTTTCCACCTTAACAAAGTAACTGTTGGATTAGTTCCTTTTAATCCTAAAAATTTTGCAGCATCTTTGTTCTTAAATTTTTTTTCTTCCTGCCATTGTGCTAATTTGTGTTTCATTTAGTTTTCCTTTTTATTTTATTACCAAAAGCATCAAACATTCTGTGATACCTTTTTAATAGTTTTTTTAATTGTAGTTTATTCTTATTCATATTTACCTCTCTGTTTAAAACCCTTATAAACCAATATGGTTTAGTGTCAATTATTATTATTGACATAAAGGTTATTAAGACTAATGTAGGTTAAAAAATGAAAGGCGTAAAATGGTTATTGATTTAACAAAGAACAATTCTACAGCAGCACTAAATAATTTTGATCCTGATATTTGTATTAAGTATTATGAAAAACTTAATCTTGATCATGGTTCTCCAAGTCAGACAGCACAGTCAAATGCAGATTGGTTGGTAAACTACTGTTGGTTTGATCAAACTGACAGGCGGAACAAAAACATATCGTTCCGAATGAATGCTGGCGTATCTATCGGCAGAGCATCACAAAAATATGTTTCTAAATATATGTATGAAGCAGAAAAGAAAATGCTCATTGAGAAAAAAAATATAGATACTATTATCAAAGAAGAAATTGCCGAATACGACAAGTATCAACCTCATAATGAATTAGATAAAGAACAGCACGAAGATACAAAAAATTATCTTATGGATATGATTAAGATTACTTGCAAAGCATTAGATGATCTTAAACTTGGAGATGAAGTAGCAAGTGAAAGATACTGCACGCATAAATTTAAAGAATTAGTTTTAGATAAGATTGGCAGAATAGATTACGAACAAATGAGTGGAACTAAACTTGTAGAGTTAAAGACCAAGCATAGATCAAAAAGAAAGTCAGATACTAAAGCAGGGTTTAGTTGGATCAAAGCATACTTACCAAAACAACCAGATATAAATCATGTACGCCAGTGTGCTTTCTATTGGTATGCTACAAAAAAAATCCCTCACTTACTTTATGTTAATCAAGATAACTTTAATGTGTTTACTCCTGACACTTGTGATTTGCTTACGCCTGAGTATATGGAATTTTTAATTCAACAAGATTTATTAGTTGATAAAATTCGTCAGAACATTGTTTACTTATGTCGTGGCTCGGCAAAAGATATGAGTAAATTAATTCCTCCACCAGACTTTTCAAGTTATATGTGGCGAGATGTACAGCCAGAGCTAATAAAAAAAGCAGCAAGTCTTTGGGACAATGTGTAGAATCATGGATATAAATTTTTATAAAAAAACTCATTATAAGATTATGGAAAGTTATAGGTATGATATTATGATGCGTAAAATTAAAGAGAGAGAAGATAAGTTATTTAGAAAAATGTTTATAAAAATATCTTTAATTATAACTGCAATCGTACTGCTAGTAACAGTAGTGTTTTACTAGATGAAAATTATTCTTACGATAATAATGATGAATGGCACAATCTATAACTTAGGTTATGAAATTGATTCTTATTCTCCAAGAATATGTGATAAGTTATTTGATAAGATAACTTACATAGGTAAGTCAAGTGGCAAGAATAAGTATGGTACTTTCTATAAATCAAAAGAAGTATTTGCTCACTCTTGCTCAATAGAAAAAACAACTAAAGGAAACAATGAAAGAAAAAATAAAGCAAGTTAATGAATTGTGTTTAGCCAATGGTGCTTACATAAATCAACATGGTAAGAAAACTGTATCAGCGTGGTCTAAAGTTAAATACTTTAGAGAAGTATTTGGTACTGAGTTTGGAATGAATACTATGATTGTAGAACACTCCGACAGATATGTCATAGTTAAATGTTTAATCATGGGTTACGATCCTGAAAGAATTATAGCAACAGGTTACTCTAAGCAGTTCAGAGATAAGCCAGGTTATCTTGAGATAGCTGAAACATTTGCTACTACACGAGCTTTATCATTCTTTGGAATTTGCTTGGAAGATTTGACAAGCAAAGAAGAGTACGAGGATTTAGAGATCCCAGTACAACCAATGAATGGAAAAGATACTACATCAGCCGCTATAAGATATGATGATGGTATAATTTTAGAGCTGACTAAGAAAATTAATTATGCACCGCATACAGCAAAACTAGATTTTCTGTGGCGTGCTAATAAAGATCTTCTTAATCAGATAAAAATAAAAGATCTCGCAACTTACAATTCTATCTTGCAAAGATTTAATAGTAAGCGTGATGAGATCACAACTCAAAATGAGGTATAATGAACGAGCAACCAAAGAATAAGATATATTTAAATCTTGTTCCTAACTTAAATAAAAAGCCAGGCGACAATCAACCAGTATTAGTAGCACCTAATTCTCCAAAAGCTCCAGAAGGAAAAAATTGGAAAATGAACGTGAATATTAATAATGAGTGGTACGACTACTGTGCATATGACGGAACTGACATAGAAGGTAATGCTACTGGAGGTTACACTGTCATCATCACGAAAAAAGAACAGCAAGCAACAGCAGGAGAAAATAAACAACCTGGATTTAAAGCTGGTGGATTTCAAAAGAAATCGTTTGCCAATAATAAATCTTTTGGTAATAGACAATACTAATAGTAGGTAATACTATTATTACCTCTATCCCTAGGGTTTTCATCAGGCAGTCATGCCTAACCCTTTCATTGTTTCCCTAGGGGTAGAGTAAAAAACAGAAAAGTAAATATGATTAAGAAAGAAGACTTCATTTCTATTGAAGAGAAAATACAAAAGAAAATTATAGATGATCGTCATCAAGAGTATGGAGATTACCAAGAAAACTTTGCATTACTTGCAGAGCTATTCTCTATAGTTTTATTTAATAAAATTAAAGTTGCGTTAGAACCAGAAGATGTTGGTCATATAATGATGGCACTTAAACTATATCGCTGCACTAAGAAATACAAAGCAGATAGTTATGATGATCTATCTATCTATTGCAAGATGACTAAGCAAGTTAGGCAGAATAAAAAATCATGAAGGTTGTAAGATTAAGAAAGTGTGAATGTTTTTTTACTTATGTAGAAGAATTTGACACAGCCGAACATGCACTTGATCCTAATAAAAGAGGTTTGTTTATTAAGGTTAAGGTTGGTGCAATAAGACTTAACTCAACAAGTATAAGACAGAAAGAAGATAAATATGATGAACACAAAACAGCTTAAGGAACAAATTAAATTAAGATATACTACTAATGTATATGAGAACCTAACAGATAGAGAACGCAAACTATATCGTTTAGGTTTTAAAACTGGATATAAATTATCTAGAGAATATTTTAAGACTAATACTTTTAACAAACCAACAGTTGTTAAAGAAGTTATTAAGTATGTAACTATTAATGATGTTGTTGTTCCTATGAATGTTAAGCAAGCCTTAGCTATTATTGCCAATCAACTTGGCATAGATGTTAATGAGATACTTGCTAAGACTAGAATACAATCAGCTGTAATTGCACGATCAATATTAATTAATGTACTTAGAGATAAGTATGCTATGCCATTTGCAAAGATTGGAGTTATACTTGGTAACAGAGATCATACAACTATGATCCATCATGTTAGAATGAAAATGAATAAGCAACATTTCTGGAAACAAGATCACATTATCTGGAACAGATATAAATATGTGATGGAGAATGTTAAATGATTAGCTTACGCAGTAACTACTTTTTAAATCCTGATAACAAACTCTTATAAGACTTCTTAGATATAGTAGATTCAGATTTACTTCTTGATGTACCAGCTTCTTTGCGTTTGTTTATATTATAATACAAACCTTTGCGAGCCATCTTACCTTCTTTAGTTTTGTGATAATTAGATTCCATATTACATTGATAGCAAAGATTTAAATCTTTTAGACATTTTCTTTTTCTCTAATGCTTTTTCTCTCATCTTTTTATATGAAGATTCAGATCCTTCGTGCTTCTTTGTATGTTCTTTTTTTTCGTGTTTCATTATTTTGCTAGTTATTTTGCAAGCATTGATTTGCCTGATTTTTTCTTAACATCTTTTATTTTACCTTTGTTTACAGTTGCGTAGAATATTGATTTGCCTTTCTTAGCACCATATTCTTTTTCAAAAGCTGCTTCTATTTTAATTCCTTTTTTATTCAGTGGCATATTTATGTTTACATTTTTGTTTCTTTAAGTACTCAATGTACATGTTCATACGCTTATCATTATTATCATTAATGACAACCTTTTGTTTCTCTGCTGTTCTTACATTATTAAAGTAAATCTCATAGCAACTATGATCTAATGAGTGGCAGAAGTTTAATTTCTCAGCATTAATAACCCATCCACCTTCGTTACTCATGTGTTCTTTGCCACAGATATGGCAGTTACCACAGCTCTTTAATATTTCTTTTCTCTTACCCATTAACTCTTTTTATTTCTATTAGCGAAATTTCTTGCAGCTTCCTTACTTCCAAAACCCCAAGCCTTCAATGCTAGCTTTAATCTTGTAGGCTCACCACTCTTGCTAAGTAAAGATCCTTTCATACCACCAAACCTTGCAGCAAAAGAAACTCGTCTTGGATTAGTGCCTGTCTTTACAGGAGCTTTAAGATTAGATCCTTCTGTACGATTATAATATTTTCTACCTGCTTCGTTTAAACCACCGCTTGGATTTTGATATACTTTCTTAACCATTATAATTTCTCTCTAAAAGGATTGTAGTCATCCTCATTTATTTTAAACCAATTCTTATAAGTTAGTAAACATATTAATTTATTATAAACATTAATAATATAATTGACTTTATTCATAAACTATACTCTCCCCTGACCAACGTACTCTTTATAAGTTTTATTCTTATTAACTTTCTTAGTATGTCTGCCTCTTCTTTTCTTAGGAGACTTTCTTATATGTTTACCTTCAAGGTTTTTTTTTGCCATTTTTTTTCTTTAGTTTAATCTTAATGTTAGATCCTTGTTGTGCAAGTAAGGTAGGTTTCTTTTTAGAATAAGATTGTCCAAACATTGTAGAGATTT